ATGAGCGAGGAAGAATCACTTCAGATACTGGAAGCGGAAGCCCGCGAACTCGGGAAAGAGATCATCGAGAAGAATCTGCGCCTGATGAAGCTCAATGATGTGATCAAGAGAAATCGGGAGCGCCTCGCACGGGAGAGTTTCCGCGCTTCATTCTGGTTTGACGTTGAAACAAACAAAGAGAGCGACGAGTTGCGTGCAGCGCCTACGTCGCTCTCCTTTTACGAGGAACAAAGTCCTCGCCCTTGAAAGGAGCTTATACAACACTATGGCACTGCAATTCAAGAAAGCCACTAAACAGCAATCTCGTCTGCGCCTCGCGCTGATTGGCCCGGCCGGCGGCGGCAAGACTTTCACCGCGCTCAAGCTGGCAACCTATCTCGCCTCGGGCGGCTCCATCGCGGTCATGGATACCGAGCGCGGCTCCGCCTCCAAATATGCCGGCGAGGAGTTGGCCGACGGCACGCGTTTCCAGTTCGACGTAATTGAGCCTGAGTCTTTCAGTCCTGAAACGTACGTCGAAGTGATCAGGGCGGCGGAAAGCGCCGGATACAAAGTGCTGGTCATTGACTCGCTCTCGCATGCGTGGATGGGCAAGGACGGCGCGCTGGAAAAGGTAGACAACGCCGCCAAGCGCGAGCGGGGAAACTCCTTCGCAGCCTGGCGCAATGTGACGCCGCTGCATAACGCGATGGTGGACGCGATCATTAACTCTTCGATGCACATCATTGCGACGATGCGCACCAAGACTGAGTACGTCGTGGAGAAAGATGAGAAGTCGGGTAAATCAGTTCCGCGTAAAATCGGCATGCAGCCCGTGCAGCGCGATGGTCTTGAATATGAGTTCGACGTAGTTGCCGATCTCGATCAGGACAACAATCTCATCATCGGCAAGACACGCTGCTCTCGTCTCACCGGGAAGGTCTTCAATAAAGCCGGTCGGGAAGTCGCCGAAATTCTGACAGACTGGCTGACCGACGGCGAAGCAGCTCCGGCGGCGCAGGCACCTACGCTTCAAGCTGTACCATCCAGACCGCAGGCTTCAGGTTCTGACAATCTGTTCAAACTCACATCGCCACCCGTGCCGGAGTTCACGGTTGATTCTACTGGCGAGATGCCGCGCGTATTTGATCCGGGCGGGCAGGAGATCACTGACCCGGTACGCGTGCGCGAGATCACCGTCCGAGAGATTGTGGAGGTTGGCCGCGCAGTCGGAAAATCGCGCACCGATATTGATCTCAGGATCAATCAACAGCTTCAGACGAAGGGCGGGCTTGACTCTCTCGGCGGGGAGTTCCTGGTCAAGACGCTGAATCACTATCGTGACGTGCGCGAGCGGATGGAACTGCTGGCCAGCATCAACGCTTTGGTTGTCGAGCGCTCACTCGACGCCCAACTGACGGCCATCATGACGCGAGATTATGAGGGGCGCGATAAGAAGAATTTGACGGCGCTGGAACTGAGCGGATTGCATGCTGCGCTCGAAAGAGAAGCGGCGGAATCGGTCTTCTGACAAGCGCGCGGCGCATCTGCCCTAAGTAGATGCGCCGCGCTTGGTTTTCACAGCTCCCGGAAAAAGGAACAACACATTTGCCCAGTCCCAACTACGTGGCCGTACCGGACGAAGCAATGCGCCGTCGGAGTGAATTATCGCACGGAGCATGGAGTCTCTACGAACAATATTGCTCACACCGCAACCGCGACACGGGGCGCTGCGATCCGAGCCTTGAGCTGCTGGCCGTAGAGATGAGGCGTACTTACACGCACATTTCCAATATGAAAACGGAGCTGGTCAGGGAGGGCTGGATCAGGCGCACAGGGCGTCACGCGGTCGAGTTGCTAGTGGGCGCTGAAGAATTTCCGCCGCCGAAAGTGCGTCCGCTCGTTAGGAAAAATCCTAACGAAGAGTCGGCCTCGTTAGGAAAAATCCTAACCCCCGTTAGGAAAAATCCTAACGAAGAGTCGGCCTCTCCTTATACAGATAAACCACTTAAAGAACCAGACGAAGCTGCTGCTGCTGCCGCTGGTCGAAAGTGGAAACGCGAGACGTGTGACGCGGCCTACATCGCGGAGGTCAAGGGAGAGGGAATCTATCCGGCGGAGTTGGTTGATTACGTGTGGCGCAAGCTTCAAGCGACCTGTCGCAGAGAGAGCGTCAGACCGACCAAGGGCAGGCTGGCGTACTGGCTCTCGACCGAGCGAGGCACGCCGCCCGTGCAGCCGACATTGCCGCTAATGGGCGCGCCCGTGGTGGAAGGCCAGTTCGAGCCGGGCATGCAAGACGAGCGATTGCGGCCACCTGACCCGGAGTGCGTTGTTTGTTTCGGCGCTGGAATGGAAGTAGTGAAGGGCAAGGGCGCGCGAAGGTGCAAGTGCCGCCAGATTCAAGAGCCTGCGTCTGAAGCGGCAACGGCCAGCGATGAGCTTGAGCGTGAGGCGCAAAGTGGTTGATAGCACGACCTGAAGGGAGACAGGCTGTGTGTTGGACTAACAACCAACCAGCGCAAAGGGAGGTTAATTTCCGATGCACGCATACTCTCATGCCACAGCCTGAAAATACATTTTAGCATATGAGCAAAAAGAATATTTACCCAACTGGAAAGGGAGGTTTTGATGAAGTGTCCGCAATGCGGTTGCACGGTTGGTTATCGTCTGGGGTGTGAGCTGTGCGAGTCGTATCGTCTGGCGATGGTCTGCGATGACGCTGAGGACGAGAGGCAGAGCGAGAGGCGAGTTGAGTTGGCCGGAACGCAGTCGCACGGGGACGCGGCAGAAGAGAGCCACAGCCATGAATCTCATCTGGCTGCCGGTGTCTGATAATAAGTCTTACGTTGCGCACGGGTGAGTGATTCCTTTGGGGTTGAATTCATGGGACGGAGCGAAGCAGTCAGGAAATTAAGGCAGGCGCGCGAGCAGTTCTGCGGCATGGGCACGCGCCGGGTCAAGCTACGACTGAACCGGCTCTCGCGGACAAGCGCAACGGCACGCGCCTTTCGGCTCGCGCTCGAAATCGAAGACTGTTCTGCACTTGGCAAAAAATACGGAGGCGCATGGAGTTATACCTACTACGAAAAGAAGCATGCGCTCATTCACGAACTCATCATTCTTTTCGGGGCGCATGGTTGGACATATGGCAAGCATCAGTCAGACGCCTTTCACACGCGCTGGATTATTTATTTCGAGCTGCCGGGATGCGAGCAGATATCTTTTCACGCGAACCTTGAATGCGAGTGTCCGGATTACGCGGGCAAGTGGGACGGGAAAGTGCATTCGACCTTGAACAAGCTTGAGTGCGCGATAACCGAATTATTGAAGTCAGAAGTCTTGCCTGACGAAAGGTTTTCGATAGTCGGATGAAGAAGTCAGAACGCAAAGGAGATTAAAACGGTCATGCCTACATGTAGACGATGCCCCGCGCCGATCTTCTTCGCGCAGCAGAATCCAACAGAGCGCAATCCCTGTCCGTCAAATAACCCGCTAAACGCGCGGCCACATCCTGACGGCAACCTGAGGCTCGACCTGCAGACGAGGCGATATGACGTTCTGACAGGCGAAGCTCTTCATTCCGCACGAGCGGCAGGCGAAGAGTTGTACTTGAGTCATTTCGTTGACTGCCCTGCGCGGCAGCAATTTAAGAAAAAGGAGCGCCATGTCGAACGAAGCTGAGAACGAAGAGTGGCCGGATACGCTTTACGAAATAGAGGCGCAAACGGACGTTGACCGTTTTGCAGAGACCCTCAAGGTCAAGAGGAAGTGGGACGCGACCTTTGAGGGTGAAATAGATCCCGGCGAGCGCGTGACATTCATCGTAAGCGAGCTAAAGGTCGAAATCACTGAAACCGACATGCTCTACCTGTTCGTCGAAGACCAGCCAGTCTGGAAAGGCGCGCGGAAGGATTTAGAGCACGTCCATTCATATCGTGATGCGAAGAGCAACGAACTCATGATCGTGGCCGTGAACGGGTCATTTGTGTGGACGCGTCTCAAGTGAAGACCAAGCTCGCATTTGAAATCGAAACCGAGTCCACGGTCTTCGAGCGCGGGCATCGCAAAGTCGTGGTCAAGGTCGAGCCGTCAGGACTCGTGAGCGTGCGCTTGAAAAGCATGCAGCGGACTTTCGAGATTGATGCCGCGTCGCTCTACTGCACGCTCGTTAAAGCGTCGGTCGCAGCTGGGAGGAATGGGAAGCGATGATTTCTTCAAGTGATGGATACGTGATCGTTGATTCAGCAGACCTGATACTTATCTACACCCTGAGTAGCAGCAGGAAGAAAGCGTGGGCGGCTCTAGCTGTGTCGGAAAAGATGCGCAAGCACTGGAAGAGTGTCGGCTTCAAATGTGTGCGCGCCACCATCCAGACGGAGGAGTACAAACGATGAGCACACATCATTGCTCTTGTCGTTTTATAGATTCGTGGAGGTGCGCGAGGGCTATGGGACGAATGAGAATCCTCTGCCCTTGCTCTTGTCATACGCGCACGACCGAGCGCGGCTCATACGAAAGAAAAGGAGAGTCAAAAAATCATGAGTGAGCAAGCAATCAGCAACGATTACGCACCGCCGCCGTGGCCGGCAGCGCTCGATGAGGCAGAGGCCGTGCGCTGCTATCACGAGGGCGTGGATGCATTTGCTTCCGGCAAAGAGTTTTATGAATCGCCCTATCCGCACGATGCGAGTTGTTCAGAAGAAGATTACGAGCGCGGCTATCACTGGCGACGCGGCTGGAATGATGCCGCACTGGCTACTCATGACTGACTATTCGGCAGCTTATGAAAAAGCGTGACAGCCTGCTCAAACACGATCTCGCCTTCGCTTGCGAAGTGGCGGTGCGTGCGGTTCAGAACCCCGCGCTCAAAGAGCAGTTGGCAGAGTGCGCAGCTATCTTCCGGGTGATTGAGACAAGCAAATTGAGCGCACGCCGCGACGGCTTGGCCGTCATCGTCAAGCTGCCTGAAAAGAGCTTGCGAACGGCAGGGTTCTAGGTGTTGTGAATACACATTCACAACACCTAGAACTAAAAACGGGCGGGCTGGCCCGCCGGCCGGGGGAAACCGCCCGTTTTTATTGATTCAAAGTAGCCCGCGGGCATGCCAGGCGAAAGAGCTTTGAAGGGGCAAATTTCAGGTTTTTCACGTGCAGAAATTGCAGCCGATTCGATGAGCTGAAAAATGACGGGACGGGTGCTCACATTCCGGGTCGAAAAAGAGTCCAATCTGGGCGCGCGTTCCCTCTTGCGCCTCTTGCCCGGCCATCTCTCCCCGGACTCGGATCTGGCTCCCGTGGCGATCTATCTGGACACGCTGGCGGACTCCGGCGCGCGTTCGCAGAGAGCGAACCTTGAGCGTGCAGCGCGGCTTCTGGGAGGTTCTAGCGGGCTGGATTACAAGTGGCGCGCGCTTCGCAGCTCTCACGTCGAATTATTGCGCGCACGCCTGAAGAGCGAAGGCTATGCGCCGTCCTCGATCAACGCGACCTTGAGCGCAGTCCGTGGCGTGGCTCGCTGGGCCTGGCATCTCGATCAGATGGACGAGCGGGCGCACGCCCGGCTCAAAGACGTGCGGATGGTCAAAGCTTCTGACGAACGCCGTCGGCCTGCGCGCGCCCTCTCGGCGCAGGAGATCGCTTCCCTCTTTGAGTCTTGCGAGAACGCAGAGAGTATCTGCGCAACGCGGGACGCTTGCCTGCTCGCGCTCCTGTATGGCGGCGGACTGCGTCGCGACGAAGCCTGCCAGCTCTCTCTGTCGGCCTACGCGCGCCGCACGCACACGCTGATTGTTCATGGTAAAGGCGATAAGCAGCGCAACGTGTGGTTCGACTCCGGCGGCGCACGTCGCGCGATCAATGCATGGCTCAGAGTGAGGGGTGATAGTCCGGGAGCGCTCCTGTGCCCCGTCACACGGCATGGCCGGATCATCTTCCGTCATCTCTCGACGAACGGGCTGTACCGTGCGCTTGCCAGACGAGCTGAGAAATGCGGTATCGAGCACTTCACGCCGCACGACCTGCGCCGGACGTTCGGCACTCATTTGATGGATGAGGGAGCGGACATTGATCTGGTCAGGCAGCTCTACGGCCACGTCGAGATCACGACCACGCAGCGCTACATCATGCGCGGGGAAAAGAGGAAGCGCGAGACGGCCATGAAGCTGCATGTGCCCTTCAGGACGCGCGTCGGCAAGGGACGCCGGCGGAAGAAAAAACGCCGGCGCGGCTGATGAGTGATGAGTGATGAGTCGAACAATTTGTAAATGCTGGGAACTCATCCGCTGCCTGACATGCGGAGGCCTCAATGATCTTCATTGGCGCTACTGTCAATGGTGTGGGCACCGCGTGACGGGCCATCGCGGTCACTGCGATTGTCCGAGATGTGTGAGAGCGCAGCGGGCAAGAGGGCTTTGACGCTTTTTGACGTTTGACCGGAAAGGAACCAAGGAGATGTGGAGAGCCAAACCTGAAGAGTGGGACGACATCATCATCGTGGACGAGCGGGACGATAAACCTCTCGCGTTCATGTCGAGCGACGAAATCACTACGTTGATGGAGATTGATGCAGAGCTATTCGAGAAGCGCATGCATCGCCTTGAACGAAAAGTTGTGTTCTGGCGCGAGTGGGCGATGATCACTTCAGGCACGCTCATCGTGATTCTCGCATGGTTCATCTATCTGTGCTGGTAAGGATGGGAAGCATGATCGAAATCAAACAGCTCGAAGAGCGCGACCGCAAGCGCAAAGTTATCTGGCAGGTCTCTCCGCATCTGGAGAAACACGGCCTCCTTCTCGACTGGACTTCGACTGAAGTTATTCTCGCCGTGAAGACCGGGAAGCAGAGAAAGCCGACCAGTATCGAGAAGGCAAATCCGAGCGAGGTAAGTTTTAGCGAAGAGAGGTGAAAGTGGTGATTAAGAAAAAGGCAAAGAAGAAGAAATGTCAAAAGTGTTTGATATGTGAGCGCGTCCTGACCAGGAACAATGTTTACAAAAATCTTAATCCGTGGATTTGTAAGACCTGTATGAATCCTACAGATGAGTAATGAGGGAAAGTTATTTATGTTTAATTATCAACACGAAGCGTTGGAAGTATGGCCCAAAGATATTCCGCAGACTGCGCCTGACGACAGAAGAAACGCGCCTTTCAGATCGCGTTGGACTGAGACGCTCAAGCTGCTTGAGCGCGAGCTATCACACCTTGAAGCACACGCGGATCGCACGCGCATCAAGACTTTTCATCGCCCTTCGGTCGTTCGTCTCAACGGGCAGTTGCGCTCGGATGCTCCGCTGCCGGATAACCCGGGCGTGATTGTCAGCTTCGACGTGTTCAAGTGGAACGGCTCTTACAATGAGCGTCGGCAAAAGCTCGGCAAGTATGTCCCGGTGCAGTTCGAGTGCGACACTTTCACTCACTGGAAAGATAACGTGCGAGCTATCGCACTCTCTTTAGAGAAGCTGCGTGCGATTGAGCGTTACGGCGTGGCGCGTGCGAAGGCCGTCGAAGTGGGACGCAAAGCTCTGCCGCCGTCGCGCGTGGCGGAGGGACTGACCCTTGATGATGCATGGAAGACACTGGCTCGCTTTTCAGACTTCACGGTTGAAGCATTGATGGGAGTGGGGTCACGCATTAAGGAAGCTTATCGCCAGGCGGCGTTTCGCACCCATCCGGATCGTGGTGGCAGCCACGAGGACGCGGCGCGGGTCAATGTCTCTTATGAAATCCTCAAGGCGCATCTAGGCATGAATTGATGAGTTTCGCCGGGAGAGTTGGGACTCCCAGGCGAAAGCGTGCGCGCGACTTCTCCTCCTGCTGCGCGCCGCACATGGAAGGGCGCGAGTCGGTGAGGACTCGCGCCCTGCCATCTTCAGCACAGGAAAGGAGCAATCAGGCGCGAGAGGCTGAAACCTAATTTCATGAAAGCTTGCTTCCTTGCCAGCTCTCCCCTCACCATTCTCATCCGCTGCACCTGCGGCTATCGAAACTATCTAGAGCGGAGTGCTATTTCCGGCGAATCTGGAATGGATTGTTCTTTGGAACTGAGGCAGTCACAGTAGGGTTTTTGGGCAAAACAATCTGGGTTGTGCGCTGACATTCCCCCCGTCCAATGATGTAAGACCCGGCAGGGTACTTAGATCGCAGGTTATGCTCCGCATCGTCCCATGAAGTACCGCTCGCCACTACCGTCTGAGAGACGTGTGCATCTGAAACACAAAAGTAATAGTTCTGAGGTGTGGAACTGATGGGGCCTGCCTGAATGAGCGAGTGACCCGGAACGATGTCGTCCCCGAAATTGCCCCTGTACTCCGGGCTATCGATGAAAACATCGACCAGAGCTTCCCAACTACGACCGACGATAGTGTGTGAGTGAGGCTCAAAGACATTAGGATTCTCCGGCTCCCTTGCCAGAAAGTGCCGATACATATAGGTGATGATAGTGCCCCATTCCTGCCGCTCATAAAAGCCACTCACGAAACGGTTTCGGTATTCCTCAGACTTACCGATCTTCCTGATGATTTCCTTAACAGACAGGTTATTATTGAGCAATTCGTGTGACCACGTTTGCTTGCCACTGGGATCGGCCGGCCGCTCTAACACTAGTTGATAAATCTGGTCAACGGCCTGTTCCGCATAAGGAGAAACCCATGTCTTCGCCATCGTTTTCACTTCCTTTCGCTATGAATGAGTTGAACATCCGTACATAAGTGTACCTTCGTGGGCAACCTATATGCCATGAAGAAATGAGGCTAAATTAAGGTAACAAGATGACAGGGTGACAACAAAAGAGGACATCAGTCTTGATATCTGTCTACGAATGTAGCTTGTAGCGGTTTATTTCTGTTATAGTTCCAACATGGCTGAAGGACGGCGCAAGGAAGACGCGCACCTCAGAGAGATCGAAAAACAGTTGCGCGCCTTCATCAAATATTACGATCTTCACACGCGCAAGCACGATCAGTATTTTGCGCCCGGCACCGTCCAACTCATCGACAGCGCGCGTCCTCTGCTCGCCCAGCTTGATGACGTGCGCAGAGAAAGCGCTAGAAAAATTACTCCCCCCACTTCATGACGCACCCATGCCAGAGCATTTATCTCAGTAAAAATAGAAATTCTGCGGAGTTAAACTTATTTTTGTGAGGCCGTATGGGACGGCCAGCATGAACCAGGGAGTTTTTAGCCTGATGATTACCCGCTCGTCTTCACTAGCGACCAGACCAGATCAGACGCTCACGCCGGAGCCTCAGAACCCGGCACACGACTCTGCACAGATTCCTGAGTCAGTTCCGCATTTCACCTCTTTTGCACACATCACAGACCCGCGGGTGCGTCGGGCGAAAGAGTATGAGCAGTTTCTCCTGTTCAACCTGGAGCGCTTTCCCGACTATCGGGCGCGCATCGAGCAGGAAATCGAGTGGACTCGCAAATTGTCGTCCGGGCGCGGCCCTGCTTCGGATCAAGATAGGATTCTCCAGAGCCTTGAAGCCTGGCATGAATCCACCTGTCAGGAGGTGGCTGAAGATACGGGACTTCCCTATTCCACGGTCTATAAACTCCTGCGCCGGATGCTGGACAAGGGCGTCGTGATGGCCCGCTCGCAATCCGGTCTCGGCAACAAGCCCTGCCTCGTCTACGCCGCGCAATCCCCCCGCTAAGCGCGGATTAGCTCAATAAAAATAGCCTTCTTTTCGGTTTATGCTTTTCACCAGTTGAGAGGCGCGGCCCGGTGCAAGGGCGCGCGTCCGTGCTGGCGATAAATAAACCGTCGCAGCCACGCTTGTCGCCCCAGAGGGCGCGCCTCTCAAAGAAGAAATCTGATTGAGAGGTGCGAGGGATGGCAGCATCAACCAACAAATCAATGATCCCGGCAGCGCTTCTCCAGTGGGCGCTGCCGTTTCTGCTGTCTGCCTTCACGGCTTACGGGGTCTCTCAGTACGGGCGCGGCGCACAGGCCGAGAAGATCAGCACCATCGAGACGAACGTCGCGACGGTCACACAGAAGCTGGAGAAATCCACCGCCGAGCATGCCAATTTTCCGACGCGCGAAGAGATGAAGTTGATTCTTGACGACCTCAAAGAGATCAAATCAGACGTGCGCGAGATTAGACGTTCTGTGACGAAGTAGTTATGCCGAAGACCGAGTTTGCACATGCTGAAGAAGTGCGCCTCATTGCCGAGAAGCTGATTGCGCTCTTTCACCCTCATCTCCGGGGCATTCGCATCGAGTACGTCTTTCTCAGCGAGCCGCCCATGTCCCAGGGACGCGCCCTCGCAGGCCGCGCACGCAAAGTCTCCGGCCTGAATGCCTATCTCGCCACACCGGACTTTGAAGGCCCCGGAGAGTCGGAGCCTTTCTTCGTCATCGAGATCACACAGCCCACTTGGGACAAGAGCAGTTTCCGGTGGCGCGTCGCCTTAGTAGACCACGAACTCAAGCACTGCGGAGTGGATGAGCTTTCAGGCGATCTTTACATCGTGCCACATGACGAAGAGGAGTTCGACGACATTGTGGAGAGGCATGGAGCTTGGGAGCCGGGATTAGACAGCTTCGCCAAAAAACTCGCGCACGGACAGGCCGAGCCAATAGACATCGAAACCGTTTTCGCCAGTGTGATGACTTATGGAGCTATCGAAAAAACAAAAAGAACACCTGCTCGAATTGATCTCCGCTGGTCTTAAAACGCGCGAGATCAACCAGCGCGCGGCTCTCGTTAAGCCGCCCTATAAAGTGAGCCGCCAACAGGTTGATTTCTATCGGGACTCGCGCGGCGTGAAGTTGAAAGAAATCGAACAGTCCTCAGAGTCGGCAGCGCTCAAGACCGGCCTGGCGATTCGAGAAAAGAGAGTTGAGGCGCTGGAGGAAGTAGCAACGCTGCTGCTCAAGGATTTACGGAGCGGCAGGCTCTGGCTCGACAGCGTGAAGGCCGTGGGCACAGGTCGCCAAACCACGATTGTTGATTACAAGGAATTCAATCTCACGGAATTGAACGCCTTACGCAACCTGCTTGATGACATTGCGAAAGAAAAGCGCGAGCGCACTTACGGGCAGCCTGCTGAAAATACGGATGACGAATCTGATTTGAGCGATGAAGACCTCTCGGAACTTACAGACGAAGAACTTGAAGAGATCGCACGCGCGGGCGCGAAAGCGTAAGCGAGCCACAGGCCGGGGCTGGGGTCGCCCGCGCGCTTCTCAAGCCGACATCGCAAAAGCGATTCTTGAGCTGCGCCGTCGGCGCGCAAAGTCCGGCAAGCGCTCTTTGACATTTATCGAGTTCGTCAAACTCGTGAAGCCTAGTTACAAGTGGTACCAGCACTGCCTTGTCCTGGCGGCGGTACTTCAGCGTGTGGCTGATGGTGAGATCAAGCGGCTGATGATCTTCATGCCGCCTCGCCACGGCAAGTCGGAACTAGCCTCACGCCTGTTTACGGCTTACTTCGTTTACCTCTACCCGGAACGCTTTGTCGGGGTTGCGTCCTTCTCGCAGGATTCGGCGAACAATTTCTCCCGTGCGGCTCGTGAAAACTACAAGGAGGCAGGCGGACAGCTCGGTGCCAAGGCCAACGCGGTCAAGCAGTGGCTCACGGGCAAGGGCGGGGGTCTCTGGGCGTGCGGCATCGGCGGCGAAGCGACCGGCAAGGGCTGGCACCTGGGACTCATTGATGATCCGCTCAAGAACGCCGAGCAAGCCGCGTCGGAGACGATCCGCGAGAAACAAAAAGAGTGGTACGCCTCGACCTGGTACACGCGCGAGGAGCCGTGGAGTGATGCCGACCCGAACGGTGCGCTCGTCGTCATCAACACGCGCTGGCACGAAGACGATCTTTCGGGTTGGTTGCTAGAAGAGGAAAAGACGGGCGAGGAGCCGGAGCGGTGGCACATCGTCAGTTTTGAGGCGATCAAGGAAGCCGAGCAACAGGAGTTTCCAAAAACCTGCACCGTCGAACCTGATTGGCGGGAGACCGGCGAGGCATTGTGCCCGGAGCGGCGACCGCTCGCCAAGCTGAAAAAGATTGCTGAGCGCGTCGGCGAGTTCGTTTGGAATGCGCTCTTTCAGCAGCGGCCCGGAGCTAAGGACGGCAACAAGTTCAAGCGCGAGTGGTTTGAGATTTTGCCCGCGCCCGTGCCGCAACACTTTGTCGCCTTCGTCCGCTATTGGGATAAGGCGGGAACGAAAGACGCCGGATGCTATACGGCTGGCGTCCTGATGGGGAAGACAGAGAAAAATGTCTTCTGGGTGCTCGATGTCGTCACTGGGCAATGGGAGTCGCTTGAACGCGAAGAGATCATTTTAACGACCGCGAAGGCAGACCGCGCGCAGTACGGCAGCGAGGTCATCACCTGGCTCGAACAAGAGCCGGGGTCAGGCGGTAAGGAGTCGGCGGAAAACTCGGTTAGGAATCTCGCTGGCTTCAATGTTTGGACAGAGCGCGTGAGCGGTGACAAGGAATTGCGCGCAGGCCCCTATTCGGCTCAATGCGCGCGGCGGAATGTGAAGCTGGCAGACGGCGATTGGAACGGACGCTTTATTAAAAACCATTGTGCTTTTCCGCGCGGCAAATACAAAGACGAAATAGACGCTGGCGGCGGCGCATTCAACAAGATCGTACTGTGCAACTTGGGTGGAGCTGAGCAGGGCGATTCACTGTGGTAAGAGGTTAAGACGAGATGGACAATAATTATTTAAATCAAATTGTGAACAGGGTGCGCGGCCTCTTCGGCGGCGCGCGTGATAAGGCGATGGAGCAAATGCAACGCCTCACGCGTCAGACCATGATCGCCCGCGCGCTCAGTTTCTATTCGGGGTTCGCGCCGAAGCAGTTGCAGGTCAAAGCTGGCGACCCGGACGATAACATCCACATAAATTATGCGGAGGTCATCGTTGATAAGGGCGTCTCTTTTCTCTTCGGCCAGCCGCTCGTGATTTCAGTCGGCTCGGACGAAGATAAGTCCGGAGAGGAGTATCTCGAACAGGTCTGGCCGCAGGCGCAGCGCAACGAAGAGTTTCAGGAGATGGCGCAGGACGGAGCCGTGTGCGGCGACGCATACCTGAAGATTTCCATTGAGCCTTCGGGCAGCCCGCGCGTCACAGTCGGCGATCCGAATTGCTATGAGATAGTCACCGACCCGCACGATGTTTCGCGCGCCGTGCAGTTTCGCTGCACGTACCAAATGACGAATGGCGCGAAACCCTATCTCTTCAAAGAGGAAACCACGCGGGCGGAAGATCGTCAGACCTGGCAGATTGACCAGTACGAGTCTTATGACGGCGGCAGGACGTGGTCGAGCGTCGGCCAGTCGGTGACGTGGAATTTCGCGTTCCCGCCGATCTTCCACGCGAAGAACCTGCCCCAGCCCAAATGCACCTACGGCAAGCCTGACCTGACCGATCACGTCTTGCACGTCATCGCCTATATCAGCCGGCTCGATTCGATGTGCGGCAAGATCGTTCGCATCCATTCCAGCCCGAAGCCTTACGCGAAGAATCTCAAAAAGCAGGATTTGGAGTGGGGCACGGACAACATGCTGTTCCTGAAGCCGACCGGCACGAGCGTTGAATCCGAAATCGGACTGTTGGAAATGCAGCGCGACATCTCCACTGCGCTGGCTCTCAGAAAAGTGCTGCGCGAAGGTCTCGCCGAGATGACCGGTGTGCCCGAAGTCGCCACGGGCAAGGTCGAAACCACCGGCCAGCTCTCTGGCGTGGCGCTCCGCATTCTTTATGGCCCGCTCCTCGATAAGACTGCGAAAAAGCAGCTCCGCTACGGACGCATGATCTCGGAATGCGCCAAAGCTCTGCTCGCAATTAAACGGATCGAGGGCGCGGTCAAACTGAACTGGCCTGACCCGCTGCCGGGCGACGAGAAAGCGAAAGTAAATGTGGCCGAAGGTAAGAAGCGGCTCGGATTTAGTCAAAGCACGTTGATCAAAGAATTAGGGGGCGATCCGGAGCACGAGCGCGAGTTGAAAAAGCTCGATTTGCAAACTGAGCCTAAGCGGCTCCCCGCCGCTGCTTAACGCTCGATAATTTAATTGGTATGCACGCGCGTGCATGCCTCGTAGGCGATAAACCATTTCTCAGTCATTCTTTTCAGAGGAGTAAACATTATGGACCCGAAAGAGACAACCGAAACTACGCAGACCACGCAGACGACCGAAACTGCCGCCCCGCCCGCTGGACAGGCCGGAGAAGCCGGGGCGCAAACTACGCAGACTACGCCTGGGTCTGCTGCCACGGTCGTGCCTGAAGGCTATGTGAAAGCCGAAGACGTTGAAACGGAGCGCACAGCGCGTACCGCAGCCGAGCAGGCGCTATCGGAAGCCATTGCCGAGCGTGACCGTATTGCCGGAGAGGCGAGGGCAGAGCGCATCACTTCGATTGCTACCCGGCTCGGCTTTAACGATCCGAAAGACGCAGAGAAGTTCATGAGCGCCGATGAGCAAGACATCGAGGGCGCGCTCAAAACCGTGCTGGAGCAGAAGTCTTATCTGGCGAAGCCTGCCGAGGCGGAGAAGCCCGCCGTCACGCCCACTAGCCCGACGAATCCCTCGCGCGGAGCTGCGCAGCTTCCGACCTTCACGAATGCGCAAATTTCAGATCGCGCTTTCTGGAATCAAAATAAGGAAGCCATCATGCTGGCAATGCGTGAGGGCCGGATCACCGGATAATCTCACACCACGCACACCACGCCCGGGCCGTCTCACTAGCTATGCTCCTTGTCTATTGAGACGGCCTTCGTCTATATTGTGGTTGATTAGTAAAACTAATAACTCGGTTCAAAGTTATTAGCACAGCTAAAATCCACCAAACCAAAATAAGGAGCACCGCAATGTCAACCAATATCACCGGCGGCGTCGCCACGACAGCCGGATTTGTTCCAACCATCTGGGCGCAGTCAGCTCTTGATGTGCTGCGCGCAAACATCATTCTCGCCAAGCGGGTTGCCCGCGATTACAAGTTCAACGACGAGCAGACGCAGGGTAAGACGATTAACATTCCTTATCCCGGCAAGTTCACCGCGCAGAAGAAATCGGCGAACACGCCCGCCAATACGCAAGTGCCCGTCGGCGGCACGACCTACCCGGTCGTTCTTTCCGAACACTCTTACGTTGACTTCATCGTCGAGGACGTGGCTGAGGCGCAGGCCAATGCGCCATTGATGCAGCGCTATATCAAGCCCGCGATCATTGCCATTGCGGAGGCGCTTGAGGTAGACCTCTTCACTCTCCATTCTTCGTTCACGCACAGCATGGGCACATCTGGGACGGACTTGACGAAGAATTCAATCATTGCCGCGCGCCAGCAGTTGAACACGCTGAAAAATCCGACGACCGACCGCACAATGGTCATTTCGGATAAAGATGAAGCAGCGCTGCTGGGCGATGCAACGCTCGCCTACTTCTTCGCCAATGCGCAGACGGAGGCCGTCAAAGAAGGCTCTATCGGACATCTCTACGGCTTCGACATCTTCTCCTCGCAGGTCGTGCCGGCTGTGGCTGGCACGCCCGTCTCGACGAAGAATCTGGCGTTTCATGAAGACGCCATCGTGCTCGCCACGCGCCCCTTCAGAGGTATCCCGGAAGGCGCGGGCGCGGGCGCGCAAGCCTACACGCAGGTGGACGAAGAGTCCGGCCTGCTCATTCGCGTGATCTACCAGTACAGCATGGCCGAACGCGGCGCGCGCGTCGGCTTCGACATGCTTTACGGTTTCGCCAAGCTTCGCGATGATGCTGGCCTCGTTGTCCTCTCGTAAGGGAGGATGCGATGGCACGCTATCTCGTGAACCCCGGCAATGCGGTGCACTCGGTGGAGGAGAGTGAGTTTCAAAGGCTCACTCTCTTGCCGGGGTATCGTGCGGCCACATCCGCAGAGGTTGCAGACTGGTATCAAAAGCAAGGGCTGCCAGTCCCCGACGAATTCACTTCTTCCCCCGCAAACAAGACAAGCTTGTCTGAAGTAGCAACGGAGCCACCGACCGATGCGCACAAGGACGACAACCGAACTCAACTCTCCGATCCTGCGTCCGGGAGTTCTCCGCGAAACGCTCGAACAAAGCGTCGCTAAAGCGGCGTTTGAAACGGAGCGCAAAGTGAAGGAGAAGATGCAGGAGCCGAAGCACGGGCGCACGTACCGGCGTGGCCGGATCACGCGCGCCGCCTCTGCCAAGCTTCCCACAGGACTGCGCACGTACCAGACCGCGAAGGGCAATACACGCGCTATTGTCGGTTACAAGCTTCATCGCGCTTCAGCTCCGGGCGAAGCTCCGGCGGTCGACCAATCCATTCTCATCAACTCGATTCAAGCTAAGCCGGAGGGACTGCGCGGCATCATCCGTGTCGGCGCGTCATACGCCGGAATTCTCGAATACGAGAGAGACCGTCCAGTGTTCGAGCCTACCCTTGAAGAAATGCGTCCCGGTTTCATCGCGGAGGTTGATCAAGCTGTAGGCAGGTTGTGCTGATGTCTGTCGAAAACCTTTATGCCACGGTCGAAGAGCTTGCGCCGCGTGCGCCCGGCGTCATCACGAAAGATGAAGCGGGCGAGATCACCGACGAGGGGCGCGCCGCGGGTGAGAGTTTGCTGGAAGCTATCTCACGCGCCATTGACTCTAAAACCCGGAGGCATCCGGGCGCGTTCATGGCTTCGCCCGAATCGCCGACGGAGCGTGTGGTCTACGGCAACGGCAAGTCATGTCTCGAAATCCCGGAGCACGTCCCCGGCTCAGTTGGGCCTACCGTCACGACCATCGCGGGGATTACTCCCCCGAAGTTTGTCGAGTACCGGGCGACGCTCTGCATCACGGACGATGTTGGCGTGATGCTCCGATCCGAGTCATGGCGAGACGGCGTGCCCTATCGCGTGACTGCGCGCTGGGGATACCCGGCAACTCCGGCTGACATTCGGGAAGGGTGTCTCGTCTGGGCCGCAATCAGGGCGCGACTCAATGCTGGCGATATGTCGGGAGCGGTGACAACCATCACTCGTGATGGAGCTACTTTGCAGCGCGATGATGTGCCGCCGGCGGTCAACGATCTCATTAAGCCTTACGTGTTGCCCGAGCGTGAAAACGATGACGATCAGCAGGGTATCGTCGAGACAGGGCATCTGCGCGACTCCGATGTGAACCCGTGGAGGTGGTGAGAAGTGCCCGATCCCTTACCGACCGATGCGGTGCAGCTTGAAAAGACCATTCGCGGCCTTGTGGCAGCAGAGTTAATTGCCTCTGGAGCAGAAAACTTCCCGGAAGGCTTGCGACCGCTCGTCTATGACCGCCCGCGATGGATTGAGTCTGAACCGGAGTGGCTGAAACTGGCGGCGATCAGGCATCCGCAAAACATGCAGCAGGGCGGCATGGAAACGCGCGTCGTGTTTCTGAGCTTCGATGATTTTTCGGAAGTGGACGAAGGGGCATGTGGTCACACGCAGCTCACTCTCGTTTACGAGGTGGAGGTGCTTTTCGGACTCGTTGACAGGCGCAAGGATGGGTCGAACAGCCATGATGATTTCGTGGCCTATGTGATGCGCGCACGTCAACACTTCAAAGAGAATCGCACTTTTGGCTACGCACGAAATCAGCTTGAGCACCAGCTCTTGCAGACTGAAGAAAAAGCGCAGGTCAAGAAAATCGACTTTGCGACTGTGCATCGCATAATTTTGTCGCTCGCTGTGGTGGTGGGCTAATCGAGGAGACAAGACCTATGTCAACAACTTTCAAACAAAAGAATGTCCTCGCGGCCTACTCGCCATTGTTCGTCGCGCAAGCCAATCTTCAGACGGCGCTCGATACGGCCTTGCTCACTTCCGTGTTGCCGCTCCCGCGCGACGCGCGCCCCTTGCCGACTATTCGCAAGACGCGCCAGGAGACCAGAGAGTGTCGCGGCAAGTATTTGATCGGGCGTCGCCTCACTTCACGCCTCGCGCTCTGGTCGCTCAGATTCACGGATGTTTCCGCGCAACTCGTCGCCGGAACGCTGGCCCTCGCGCAAGGGGCTGCCGCCGCGCCGACGGGCACGGGCCCGCACCTTCACGAAGTCACGCACGGCGCGGATGATGATGTGCCGAAGACCTCATTCATCATCGGTACGGAAGACAGTTCAGACGAACCCTCAGAGCTGTATGCCGGCATGTGCATCAATCGTGTGCATCTCACGGGCGAAGTGCGCGGCAAGGTTTCGATGGATGTTGATTTCGTCGGCCCGGCAAACCCGACAGTCGTTGAGGATTTCGATTTTCCTTCCTGCACGACCTTAGTGCCTGTGTACACGAATGACTGTCAGTTCCTCCTCAACTCCATTGATCGCACGACGGACTTGCGCCGCTTCCAGTACACCTTCAACAACAATCTGTTTACAGGCGATGATCCGTTCCCGTTTGATTCGGTAGATGCGGCGCGCATCGAGCGCAACGTGGAAGATTCGTTGTTCAACTTTGCGCTCTATGGCACGAAGGCGCACCCGGTCTACGTGGCGGCGAAAGCGGAGTCTGAGCAGCCGGTCAGCTTACGCATCGGCACGGCAGCGGAAGGCACTTCGATCATCGCCGCTTCTGCGCAACTCGCTCTGACTGACACGGAGCTTGGTTACGCCGGAGAGGCAAACCGCAGCGTGATCAATCTGGATGCTGTGCCGTTCTCAGTTGGGGGCGAAGCTCCTGATCGTGTGCATGCTTCTTTGGCGCAGGCTGCCCGGTTCCTCGTCGCGCCGTAGTAAGGGCTTTTGATTATTTTAAAGTCCGCCCGGAAGTTTGAGAGGACATTAGCAGGACGCGAGCAGAGGACAGGCGCGTCCACCAATGAAGCTCCAGCTTGACCTCTGCACAGGCTGGGGCATTTCACTTAATGGAGGCACTATGCCAATCACCAGAGAGAACGTGGCCGCAGTGTTCACGTATCACGCGCCGGACGAACCGCAACAGCTCGCTTTACGTTCCATCCGCGAGGCTGCGCTCGAAATGGCGCGCATCATTCTTGAATTCACCCCGGCGTGCGCTGACTAGCAGGCGTCGCTTCGACTCTTGAGAGAAAGCGTCATGACGGCCAACGCCGCCGTCGTCTTGAAAGGAGCGATCTGAAGTGGGATTCAACAAAAAAGAGTATGAGCCGAACATCCCCATCGTGGTGAACCATCCCTGGCATCCGAGCACTGATTTCAAGTTCTTCTTTGCAAAGCGGCTATCGCAATCGGCACTCGACGCCGAGACGAAATACCTCGGCATGAAAGATGAGGAGAGGCCGGAAGCCTATCGAGAAGCGTTGATCGATTTAGTGATCAAGATGATGTCGTCGCCACCGGAGGGCTTCGACGATCTGGTGATCCCCGTAGGCTTCTCCTCAGAGCACGGCTTCCCGTCAGAGACAGCGCAAAGACAAGCCGCCGAGCAGGCGATGCGAGTCTATTTCGACGATCCTGCTTATCCCGAACTGGAAACGATACTGGTCTCGGCGTGGAAGGGTTACCGGGTGGCGGCGCTGCCTACTTCCTTTCCTCAGAGCGTTCGCAGTAGCGAGCAGGCAGACGATAGTGCTTCAGGAGCAACTAGCGAAACTTGAACCTTCATTCGATGACTGTCCTGCACCTTGTAAGCTCCGGCAGGATGAAGGCCAGTTCATTGATTTGCCAGACCTCTGCCAGCAATGCGATGTGCGTGTCCAGCTCAAGTTTTATCGAGAAGCCGTCGAACGGGAAATAGATCGGAGGTGGGGCGCAATCCCGTGGAGCTTCGATTCTCTGAATGCAGATGTTCAGCTTGTCATGAGTATCAATAAAAAGTTGCGGGGGCACGGTTATCCGAAAAGTTGCAGCGCCTTGTTGGCGAGATGTCTTGATATTGTTCGGCGCGAAGCCGAGCGTCCAGGAAGAATCGCACGGTGGGAAGCTAGGCAGCGAAAGCCGCCTGAATGAGTTGGTCGAATGAGCTATAGACCCGGAAATTTCGCTAGGCGTCGAGCCATCGGCGCGATAGGTGGCGCGGTTGGCGCGCCACCGGAATTAACCAGTGCCGCGTCGCTTGCGGCTTACGGGCCAAAGTTTGCTGCGCTCGGCGTCGGAGTCGCAGCTCTAGAGGGCGTGCGCGAGCTGATCAAACTGCAAGGGGAAGCCGAAACCTCTGCCCGTAAGCTTCAGCTCGCCGAACATGATACCGGGACCGCTTTTCAAACCGCCTCCGGCTACGCGGATACCTTCACCGCCAAACTCGGCTCTCAGCGAGATGCCGCGCGCGAGTTGGCCGGCGCTTTAGCCGACCTGCAACTGCACAGCGGCAATGTGTTCAAAGGGGCCGACCTCTCAGACAGGCTCTCGACTATCGTCCAGGCGCGCGGGCTTGATGCGAAAGAGGCTGCCAAACTCTTTCAGGAACTCGGACGAGGCGAAGGTCAGGCTTTCGAGCAGTTGACCGGGCGAAGCTCGGAACTCGTGCTTGATAAATATGCCCGGAGTATCGGCACCGTCACCTCACACTTGACCGAGATGGAGAGATCGCAGGCGTTAGTTAATGCGGCTCTCGCTCGCTCGGGGGAATTTGCTGACCTCGCCGCAGAGCGTTTCAATTCCTCTGCGGCGCGAATCGAGCGTTTCAAAAATTCCGCCCATGATTTGGCGCAGGACTATGCGGCCTCATTCCTTGATACCTACACGAGTTGGAGCGGGCTGCTGTACGGAGTAAGTTTCGGGCAATTCGGAGAGCCTGAAGCGGTGCGCCAGCAGAGAGAGTCGGAAAAGCGGGGCGCGGAAGCGGAAAAGACAAGGCTGGCTGCCGCACAGAGTCCGAAAACCGCCGCCCAGACGGCGCAACAAGAGCAGGCCACTCTCCAACAACAACAGCAAAGCGCGCGCGCGCTACAGGCAGCCTTTGAAAAATTTAGCGGAGAGAGCCAGGTCTTATTACCCGACCAACAATTAGATCGCATCCGTGAGCTGCGCGGTCTCCTTGAGAGCTTGAAGGGCGGTCTCAGCACTGACGATCTGGACAAATATCAAAAGCAGTTCGACAGCCTGACCTCCAACCTGGTTGTCCAGATGCGGTCAGCGCGGGACGCCGCCCGAAGCTTGCTTGATGACATCGGCACCCGCGCGCATGGCGAGGATAATCCGTTTGTTCGCTTGTTCAGTCAGGCCGGGACATCTGCTGAGAGGTTGCGACAGCAATTCAGCAGCCTCGGAGATGATGTTGTCAGGCAACTTCAAAAAATGGAGCGGGCCGCGATTGAGCAAGAGCAATTTAGAGCACGCCTCCAGTCGAATCTGAAAGCTGTTCAATTAGAATTTCAGGCCGACAGTTTAGAGAAAGGAATTATCGGAGTCTCAGCCGAGCAAGCCCGCTCCCTTGGTATTTTCCAAAAACGCTTCGAAGCCGCTGAGAGCGCTCCTGCTGCGCGCCGCGAAGCTGAAGCATATGAACGCGGCTTTTATCGTCAGAATGCTTTTCAGCTTCGGCGCGAAGAGTTTGCCGATTATGAGAACGTCAAACGTCTTCGTCCCACCGGTTCTGATGAAGCCGCGCGCACAGCGCAGAAGCTTATTGACGATTACATCTTAGAGCAAACCAAGCATCTGCCCATCACCGCGCGTTACTCACCCGACCCTCTGACCCGGCAGTTAGCCTCTGACCGCTCGCGTGCTCTCACGGCTCAAGCGGAGCGCGCACAATCAGACATTCAGGATGAGATCAAACGGGCTGAGGCAGGGCGCGCGGGTGTGCAACTCGCAGGGCGCGAGCTTTCCGAGTTAGCGCGCCTTGCGCCCGGTGGAGACCGTGACACGGTTCGCCAGGAGTTTTTAGCCATCGCTAAAGCTCTTGATCCCAAAGAACTCACCGGCGCTTTGAGACAGGGAACGATTGCAGCTCTGAGGGAAGAGGCTCAGCATCAACGCGCCTTAGAGGAGGACGCGCGCAGATTTCAAGATGAATTGATCAGTCCGGGCGGCATTCTTTATCAGATCAAAGAGGCTATCGAGAATCAGGGGAAAGAGCCGGGCACAGCGAAGGATGCGGTGACCGGAGAGGATGAAGGCAAGTGGCAGTGGACGACGAAGCTCAAGCCGGGCGCAGACCCGACCAAAGACGACAGTTGGACTTGGGAGGTCAAGCGCCTTGACACGTCACCTCTCGCCGCGCAGGCGGCCGCACGCGCGGCGCAGGATGAGCGGCAAGCTGCCACATCAGTTAATGATCCGCATTTCCAGGGCGATGCAGCGTCACCTTTGACGGCGCGGCTGGCCAGAGCAGCCGCGCCCGTTCAGGTAAATCCTTACTCGCAGGATTTCTTCCGCGCACGTCCCGGCTACTCGCCGAGGAACGACCCGCGAGAGGTCGACGCCGATAATCCTTATCAGCGAGAATTTTTCCATGCCGGATACGGCAATAATTTTATATCCGGCTCCGGGCAGCAAGACCGAATTCGCGAGCGCGCTTCCATGGACTCATTCTTGAACGTCTTCAGTAGGATCGTTAGTGACAAAGGCATCAAGATTGACGGAGAGCCGGTTCAATTAGACATGAGGCTGCGCGACGATGGCACGCTTGAAGTGCTTGGCAAATCGCCGCGCGCAGATTTAGGCCAGCCGGAGGGGACGCGACGGCCCGGGGATATTTTCTGATGAGTGATAGATTTTATTTCGTCAAAATCGGCAGCATCTATTTGACGAGCGACGGGACCTCGGCTGGCCTGCCCTGCAAAGTTCTATGCAGGGGTGTTGAATCCTTTCGCTCGAAATACGCGAGGGCTGTGGTTATAGCGGCCAGCGGAAAAGCTTACGAGCTACAGGTAGACCTTGATCAGGAAGGGAAACATTTTGAGGTAGAGCTGACCAACTGCCCGGTTGAATTGTATGAAGCTCTGCTCACTTTGCTCAATACCGCTGAAGATGCGCTCTCAACCCTTCGCATAATCGGTTTAGGGCTGCCCAGCAATTTCGACGTGCAAGCCATGCCGGGTGAGAACTGGCTTTCAACCGGACAGTTCTCAGGCGGCTATATCAACAACGTCGTCCTGCGCTTTGTTAGCGCAGGCGCAGGAGCATGAGATGAGTAAATCTGATTATTTAGAAGCCAAAGTCTTAGATGACCTGTTCGGCATCGCTGCATTTACCCCGCCCGCGACTGTATATGTCGCGCTATTGATTTCAGCGCCGACGGATGCAGGAGGGGGCACAGAGGTGACGGGCGGTTCTTATGCTCGCGCGGCGGTCACTAATGACGCAACCAATTGGACGAGAACTGGCAGCGTCGTCTCGAACAGTGCCGCGATCACATTCGCCCAGGCGTCGGGCGCGTGGGGCACGGTCGGATGGTTTGAGCTGAGAGACGCGCTGACCGGCGGCAATCAATTATTTTGGGGGCCGCTAACGACCGCGCGCACCATCGTCAACGGCGACACCTTCAGCTTCGCCATCGCCCAGTTGCAATTCACCGAAGATTAAAGGCCACAGGCCGCGCCCTGACTTTGACGTTCTTTGACGTTTCATCTGTGCGAGACAAATCATGAAGCAATACGTTTCAGCCGGTACTTATCAGCATGTCCTCAATGTCACGCAGGGCGTCATCTACCTGCGCCTACCGGGCTTACCCGTCGGCAGCTATATCGAGCGCGCAGATGTATGGATTGGCGCGCCCTTTGCCAGCACCGGATTCTCCGTCGTCTGTGACATCAACCAAAACGGCGCGAGCCTTTTCAGCAGCCTGTCGGATCGTCCCTCCATCTTGACCGGACAGATGACCGCTCATGTCTCCGGCCTGACGGTGGAGGTTTCTCGTGGCGACATTATCACTCTGGATGTTGATGATCTTCCGCCGGAGCGCATCACGGCACCTATCTATCTGGGTCTGACGATTGAGGACGGCCAGACGGCAGGACTCACTGAAGCGGAGGTGATCGCGGCGGTCGCTGGCTCTCTGGTCGAAGGCTCAGGTGTCATGGTCGAGTATGACCCGGATGAGGACACGATCACCTTGTCTTCGACCGGAGGAGGCGTCGGCGGCGGCACGGGCGGATACTATCTCGCGCAGGCTGGGCCTGCCTCTCCACATGCGCAGAATGATGAGTTCCACGAAGACTCAGGACTGTGGACTCTCTTTCAATCATCCGACTCGACGCAAACTATAGCGGATAGTTGTCTCAAGATCGTGCAGACCTCGCAGTCGGGATATAAACTCTCCGGGAGATTTCAAGCTGTCCCCTCCGGGGATTGGGCAATAGCAACCCGGCTGGCCTTGATAAGTAACCGGGCAAGCTATGTGGAGGGGGGCTTGGCTCTCTTTGCCGATGCTACGGGTAATCCTAATACGACTGACATCGTAACCTTTTCCCTCTATGACAGCGCGGGGAGTCACACAAGCGCAGGCGAAGTATGGGACGACCATAATACCTACAGCTCTGACCTTTCGAGCTATGACGCCTCAACCCTCGAATCAACGGGTTTTATCTGGCTCAAGATAGTCAAGAGCGGAACCAACTACAAATTCTACACATCAAGTGCTGAGGCGCTGGTGTGGTATCTCAGGCGAAGCGGCACGATTCCTTTCGCCCCTGCTGAGTTTGGATTGTTTATCTATAACAATGGCTCCACAGCCTCAGCAACAGTGCTCTGCGACTGTTTTAGAGTGTTTGCCGCAGACCCCATGCTGATCGGAGGCACGGCCTAAGAACTGATGAGCGTCTTTCCGACTCAAACTCAAGCCGGCTTCGCGCCTTTGGGCGTCGTCATCGGATTGACGATTGCTTCCGGCACGGCCAGCGTGGCGCAATCTAACTCCGGCAGAAGCGCAGGGGCGACCGCAGCTACGGCCTCCGGATCGCTCTCAGGCGACGTAGCTGGCATCTCAGCAGGCTCGACGGTGGCTTCAGGGACTTTGCGGCTGGGCAACGAGCCGAACGTGTTTGGCTCAGGCATGTCGGCAGGCATTACCTCTGCTGCTGCCGGCAGTCTGCTGCAAATGGAAGCGGCAGGGAAAAGCTTTGGCTCGACCTCGATTGAAGCGCAATCTTCTCTTGTGCGCGGTGAAGAGTTTTGCTTCACTATCTTTCTGACGGTGATTAATAGCGCCGTTCAGGCTGCTGCGTCGGGGCGCAGTCGTCGCTACAGTGCGCGCCTCATGATTGATGACGAAGATATTCCTTTCAGCACCTTTATGCTCTCTAGTCCCCGCGACGTGCTTGGCTCGCAGCTCTCCGTCACGCTTGCGCGGCCCCTGCTGAATCAGCTCTCTTCAAACTCGTCTTATAAATTCGAGGTGGGTATCTGGGCTTCCGGCGCATGGGTCTGGCAGACATTACTGGAAAATGGAAAGCTCGCGGGCCGCGATTACACAATCTCATTCCAGCCCGGTAAACCCGTAGGCCGTCCGTCGGACTCACTGACCTTTTCTGCCATTAACCCTCTGGCGGATCGCTGGCAGCTTGGCCCCCGTGACCGTCGTCCAGTGACTCTCTATGATCCTGAGAAAGCCGATCTCGACACGCAGATTGACGAGGCTCATGCGATTCACAAAGAAGATGGCACAGCCGTCCTTCCCGTCTTTGAACAGAGCGCAGGGCTTTCTCTCTATCAAGTCCTGAATCGCGCCTATGTCGCGGGATGCGGATTCGAGGCAGTGCGGACGAATATCCCTAATTATCCTGTCACGCGCGCAGACTTTTCCCTTGAAGGAGGCTGGCATGCGGGAGTCTCTCCGCTCGTCGCGCCGTTCGATCCGATTTATTTTGTTGAAGGCGAGACGCTCTGGCTCGTCGAGCGCGGCGCGCCTTTGCCAGCCGGATTTTCAGCACAAACTTTGACGGTGGATGATTATGTGGATGTCAGTGACAGTCTGCCTGCACAGGCTACTACGAATGCGCTGATTCTCGTTTATCAGGAAGACGGCGGCGATTACTACACTTACCGTTTCGACCAGGAGCCGATTGAGCAGGGCAGGTTCGGCGACGAGGGCTATACGCGCACAGAAGTGACACGCAAGGTGCGTGAGTATCGCAACACTGCCTCGCCTGCTGCAATCGTGCGCGAGGTAGTAGAAGAGACGAAGACCGAAATCGTTGACCATTTACTCGAAACGATTCACCGCGAAACGCAATCTGACCAGTTTGACTTTCTTGGCCGCAAGCTGAGCCACACGCGCACCGTCGAATCCCTGGTGCCAAACCTTACCGATAGCGGCGCATTGGCGCTGCAAACCGTGATGCAAGAACAATGCTCGTGCAGCTATCGCCCACATCCGACGAGGCCGGGAGAGAGCATTCAGGACGCAACCGTGACGTATGAGCGGGGGCTGGTCGTCAAAGATTCTGACAATACTTATCTGGATGCTCCCTTTCGTCTACCGATTAGAGACGCACACCGGAGTGGACAGATTCAGACGGGTGGCGGCCAGACTGCTGAGTTCAAGCCGATCAAGACGACGATTGAATCACTGCGCACGCGCGGCGACGGGCAGGTTGAGGTCTATACGGTCGTTCTGGATCATCTGGCGAATACCTCAGAACACTCCTCAGCGCAGCCGAGAGTCGGAGCCGTCGCCTTCAGCGCCCGCGGGGGATTGACGAAGCAAGTGCTATTGACCATTGCAGGGACTGAACTGGATGGTCGCCGTGTGTCTGTCTTCAGCGCAGGAGAAATGCCCGGCTCACTTGCGCTACCTTTAGGCCATCGCAAACTCAACCGGCTCAATACGCCTCCCTCTACTCTGCGCTTCGCGCCTGTCGGACTCGACTTCAGCCTGCACCGCGGCTCCGTGCGTAAGATACTCGACCGGGCAGGCAGTGCCCTTGGCACCTTCATGCTCGAAAGCCTTCAACTCTCAGGCTCTCATCAGGGCGAGAATGATTTTCAGATACGGATGACGGCTGAAGGTGGAGAGGTGGCAGTGCTGTGAGCGGGAAGATTCCTATCCATCCGGGCGACCGGCTCAAGATTACAATTAAGAAGCGTCGCCGCAAAGACGAAAGCGGTGCAGCTCAGACCGGCGCACCGCGCGGCATTCTGCCGGTTAGCAAATCGAGCGCGCGTTACATCCGGCGCAAGAGCGGATTGCAATTTGAGTTTTATGATCTGGGACTGAGATATGATCTCGTTACTCACAGCTATCAACTCGCCGATCCGCGCCAACCGGACGCCGGAGAGCTGAACACTGCATATCTCGCAGGCGACCCGCTTGGCGTGATCCATGACTCGATAGACCGCCCGGTCTGTTTCAGGCTTCCATTTGAGAGCGAGTTCTTATATCTCGATCTAATTCTTTCCTCTCAGTCAGGCACCGAGCGTTTTGTCGTAGGCCGTGGAAACGTGCGCCCCTCGCTTGTGACCTTGCCCGCGCCTTCTCCGCTATCGGTGGGCTGGAATGAGCAGGGAAAGGTTAAGGCCCGTTTCAATAGCGACCTGCAAATCCAGATCAATTGTCTGTACTACTATCAATATTTTGACACCGCAGATAATGCTTCTTTCAAGCTCACCCGTGGGGCTGACCCCTCATCGGCGGAAGCGGAGGATTTCAAACTCGGCGCAGGCGTGACGAAGGTTTACTTGCGTCCTAATCTCTTCAATACCTTCAGAAATGATGTGGGCGACCCATTTAATGATCGGCTCCCGGTGTCCCCCTCTCTGGATATTAACTTGCCGGTGGAAGATGTAGTCGAGAGCTTTCCGGGCGCGAATAGAGTGTTGACAGCTACGCTGTCCGGTGCGCAGGCCGCCGCGACTTCGGCTTACATTGACGGGCGTTTTCCGGAGTACCCGGAATTAGGCGCGACCCTTCAGCTCTCCGTCGAGGATGCTCGAACTGAACTCAATGGCGCATATCTGTGCGGCATGGTCATCACTGGAGGCGAGGTGTTTTATGTGTGGAGTAGGGCAGGTGCTCCCATTCACATTACCACGCCCTTCGGAGCTATGAGAGAATTTGCGGGATGAAGAAGGATTTGATCGCTTCAATTTGCGGATGGTTCGCAACGGCACTGATGTGGAAGCTGCTCGGCTTACAGATTGACTGGTGGCAAGTTGCTTTGCTTGTATTGGCCTATCGTTTAACTCAGCTAACAATCGAAGGGCTTATCAAGAAGTAAGATTTGAGGTTCAGATGAGCATTTTAGATACGAACGGTAATCCGATCACGGCACTGCCGCTGTCGCTCGTCGAGAATACTGATAGCGCCACGCTCGTCATTCGCGTGGCCTGCAAAGCCAATCAGTATCTTGCCGCCGAAGAGAATTCTGCCGCTCAGGTACTCGCGCGCAGACATGGCACAGCGGACTTTGCCGATCTGGCGACCGATCCGATTTCTCTCACGCCTTATGCTGAGACGACTGTGGATTTTGATTTGAAGATTCACGCGGGCAGCGTGACAGGCATTGTCCATGCGGCGATCCCCGTCAGAGTCACTTATAACCCTTAAGCCACGCTCATCTTGTCCGTCTCCGGCTCGTCCGCGTCAGGCCGGGCGTCCATCCACGCCTCTATCGCCAGATATTCGACGAGTGCGGCGGCGTGCTCCGGCCAGCGGCGTAGGCACTGGAGCAGGACATAGAGATGTGCCCATTGTGGGCGAGATTCGGTGGCAAGCAGATAGCTCTCAATTACGTGGTCGGCTGTGATTTTGTGTTTCATATTTCTATGCCTCCTTTCGTCGCCTTGCCACTTCGATGTGCAGACTCACGGCAGCCATCGCATGCTTGCACGCGGTAAAATCTTTAGTCTTGCAAGTGCAATCAACTACTTTGCCGATTGATTGACGCTGGCAGCGCACGGTGTAGGTGTTACCCTTGCTGCCCGTGACGGAGTAGACGCCAAATTCAATCATGCGGACTTTCGGATGCAGGTCTTTAGCTCTTTTGATTGCGCCTGCGATGTTTGTTTCTTCGATGATGAACATTTGGTTTATCCTTTCGGGGTATCCCTGACCAACTATTAAACTATACTGCATCCGAATAGTTTAGTCAATATAAATATTCGCTTGCGGAATAAATATTATTCGGGTATAAAGGTGTCATGGATAAAATGCTAACCACACCGCAAGTAGCAGAGAGACTGGGCGTCACGACGCGCCGCGTGCTCGCCTTAATTGAATCGGGTCGCCTGCCTTCTCAGCAATACGGACGCGACCATCTGATTAAGGAAAGTGATTTGAAGCTGGTCGCAGAGCGTAAGGTAGGAAGGCCACGCAAGGTGAAGCAGGGAAGCAAATCAAAGGGTGAGAAGTGA